GCCCCTTTTTGACAGCTCATAATTTTACGTCTAGCATTACAAATAAGTACTGATTAAAGGATTAATCTAAATGGCACTCGAAAGCATGGACTTGCTAGATTCTAGCGTTATTCAACGTATATTATCTGAAACGAACAAGCAGGAGGAGCGTGATCGTAGACGTAATGCGTTCAACGCTTATCAAATCTATAGAGGTAATTTAGAACCGTATGTAAAGCGCGAGCTTGCACGTACAAGACCAAAATCATGGCAGGGCTACGTCTATTCCGACATATCTATTAGCTCGATGATTACAGACAAAAGGGCTCAGGCGTATAACGAAGAGCCTATCAGGTCTGTTGATGGTGATAGAGACAAGACTGAGGTCTTAACTCAGATATATGAAGAGGGTGGAGCTGAAGAGCAGTTAGAGTTCTTCGATACTCTCTATAATCTTAATCGTTATTCTCTCATGTGGGTTAATTATTTAACTGAGCAAGAGAGATTCCAGTTCGTAACAATGCACCCATATGAGTCGGTGCTAGTTAGAGATAAGGACACAGGCGAGTTATTAATAGTGGGATTGAATTATCCTTCTCTTGATTTAACTAACGATGCTAGAGGTTTTGCTAAAACTGGGACTAATAATACATCTCAAGGTGATGGGTTGAGTGATTTAATCGCTGAATCACAAACAGATGGAAGCGCAGAATCTCAGACATGGGTATTCTGGAGCGCTACTCAACATGTACAAGTAAAAGTCGAAAGGCGCATGATTGAGGTAGATGGCAACAAGCAGCTTAAAGTTGATATTGATTACATGGAAATAGAAGGCAATCCGAGAATGGAGAACCCTCTAGGTGTTATACCATTTGTGTTAAAATCAACTGATACATCTGTGGACTACCCTGTTCCAAATCCATTAACGAGACAGGATATTAAATTCAACGTTCAGCAGTCAGAGACATTAACTGCAAAGAATATACATGGATCTGGTGTGCAGGTCTTAAAGTACCCTGAGAAGCTTCAAGGTAAATTAGATAAGATAACACATGGGTTAATGAGTGCGATTGAATTACCGCAATCTGGAGACCCTGACGACGCAGAAACAGACTTTGATTATAAGACATCGGGCTCACAGCTTATACCGATGAGAGATATTGATTTTGCTTATATTGAGCAAGTGGCAAAGCAAAACGGATTAGAGAACTTTGAGATTGATCAAGGGTCTACTGACGTTATGAATGGAGTATCAAGAGCAATCGCTGGTGCATCTGTTCAAAAGATTATCTCTAAGAACCAAAAGTGCTATGCCAAATTAGAGCGCGACATGTTTACTATTATAAAAGCATGGAAACAATGGCTTGGATCTAGTGAGTTTACAGAAGACGACGATCTTCAAATTGTATTCCCTAGACCTAAAGTAATGGTATCGGATCGTGAGACGCTAGAGAATATCGAAAAGATGCTGTCTCTAGGCTTAATAGAAGAGTGGGAGAAGTTTGTAAAAATGGACCCTAACTTAAGTGAAGAAGAAGCCAGAGAAAAATTAGAGCGTATACAAGAGCGAAAAATAGAGAACGCAAGTAAGATAATGGGTTTTAATAATGCCGATAAACAAGGGTCAATCGACGAAGATAGTGAAGTTGGATCTGTCGGATCTAACGCCACAACAGAAGAGTGAAGCTAAAGCTCTTGCTGGTGAGATCATCGTTGATGAAATGCAGGATTATCTTGATAGGGGATTAAGCCCTGTTAAAGGTAAGGGTAAGTTTAAGCGCTTATCTAAGAAGTATGCAGATGAGTTTAAAGGTGGCAATAGAGATCCTGATTTGTTTTTAGAAGGCGACATGAGAAGCCAGATAACATTTGAGGATCACGCGCAAGGAGTAAAGGTAGGTATATTTTCCGATGCTCCAACGTTAGATAAGTTAAAAGCTTCAGGCCATAACTTAGGTAACAGCGCTAATAAAACACAAAGGCAGTTTGTTCCATTTCCTAAAGGTGATTTTAAAAAGACCATTATGGATAAAGTAAATAAAGGAATAGACTCAATAAGAACTAGTAGCTCAGATTTATTTGAACCTACTGATAGCTTCTTGGATGATATTATCGATGGCGAAGGTTAAAGTTAAGTTAGATGATTTTAAAAAGATTGAAAAAAATATACAAAAATCATTGAGTAAAGAGCTTAGTAAAACCCTGCCTAAAGTATTAGAGAAGGCGATAGTTAAAGACTCTATACTAAAAGGTAAGTCACCTGTTAGAGGTAAGAGATTTGTAAAGTACTCTGATTCTTACAAGGATCAAATAAAGAGATACTTAAAGGCGTTTGGTAAGAGAGTATCGCCAGTAAATATGAAGCTTAGTGGACAAATGTTGTCTACGTTTACAGTGAAAGTATTAAAGACTGGTAAGTTTATAGTTGAGTTTAAAGACAAGCTTGCGGACATACACAACAGTAAAGGCGCAGGCAAAAGTAAGGTTATAAGACGACTACTACCTACTAACGATGGTGAGAAGTTTAACCTTAAAATAACAGCACAAATAAATAAGGCTTTGGATAAGGCCTTAAGAAAAATAAGATCGCGGAGGCGATAACCAAGGAGAGGAAAATGACAGATCAAACTGGACAGAATGATCAAACTACATCTGGAGAGATGAACACGCAGGACGAAAAACCAACTGTTGATGTTGAGGCTTTAATGGGACGCTTGGATAAGCTAGAAGCTCATAATCAAAACCTTACTCGCGATGTTAAGGAATGGAGGACTAAATATAAAGGTCTGAAGTCTGAAGCAGAAGAGAAGGAAGTAAACGAGATGCAACAGTCAGAGAACTTTAAAGGCTTGTATGAGAAACAGCAAGAGAAGGTTCTGGAGTTACAAGAGTCGATGAACAGTATGCGCAAAAATTCACTTAAGAGTGCCTTTAAGTATGAAGTTGCTAAGCATGCTCCTGACGCTCAGGACACGGAGTTATTAATTGCAGCGTTACAAAAGAAGCAAGACAAATTTGCTTATGATAACGACAATTCTAAATGGGAAGGAATCGATAGCGCATTGGACGAAGTGCGAAGCGAGACACCTTTTTTATTTAAGCAAGAGAAAGTTCAAATGGTTAATGGTAGACCTGCTAAAATTACAGAAGAGAAACCAAAAACTGTGGACGAAATGGATAAGTCTGAGATCATGGGATCTCTTAAAGATGACTTTGCCGAGTTGTTCACGCAACGATAATTATTTATTTCCAAGGAGTAGGAAATGGCAAACACAGGTGCTACTGACGTAGCAAATACAATTGAGAAGAAGGTATCAACTCTTCTTACTAAAACACTAATTCAAGAGTCTGTTGGTCTAGCGGTTAACGGTGTATGGGACAGATCAAATGAAGTAGGTCCAGGAATGGATAGACTTGATATGATCGAGCTTGCAGAGCTTGCTATTCAATCTGTTGATGAGACAGGTGCGGCAATGACTCCACAAACTCTAGTGCCAAGTTCAGCTCAACTTTTACTAGATCAGCATGAGGCGATCCCTTTTGCGATCACTGAAAAGGGTCTATTACAATCTAAGATTGCTCTAGTATCTAACACTATTGAAAATGGTGTAAGAACTATGGCGGCTGCTGTTGACGATGCTATCTTTGCTGAAGCTGTTGTTGCTGCTGGTACTACTAACACTGTTGCTGGTACTGACGCTTTAGATGAGATCCTTGCTTGTAAAGAGCAATTTGATGGTGACAACGTTCCAAGAATGGGTAGAGCTATCATCGGTTCTCCAGTATGGATTAGAAGACTACTAGGAACTAATAACGTAATTAGAGCTAACGAGTTTGGTAATAATGAAGCTATTAAGATGGGTAGACTAACTTCTGTTTACGGGTTTGATATCTTTGAGTCTAGCTCAAGTGACGTACCTGCTGACGGTTTCATTGCTATGGGACAAGAAGCTGTTGCATTCGCAAGACAAAAAGCTCTTACTTTTAGAGAGCAATTCTTTGTTCTTAATCAGAAGACTGATTACGCTCTAGTACATCTTTATGGTGTTAAGAGTACTGCTGCTTCTAACAAGAGAATTTTTAACTTTGATCCAGTATAAGGATTATAAGGGAGGGCTTCGGCTCTCCCACTTTTAGATTATGACAAACTTAAATGCTGTAAATGTATTCTTAAAATCAAAAACACCAGAGGGTTTAATAGCTCTACAGGTGCTTAATAATATTTTGAATAACGTACAACATACTTACACGATACCAGTCTGGGACGGTAAGCAATGGTTTGTATGGTTCTTCGCTGACGTAACTACATGGCAAGATCCAAGTTTGTTAAAAGAAGAAGAGAAGAAGTTTTTAGGTAAGGTGAACGTATGAGCGGTTTGAGTACAGTTAACAACCTAAGAGATGTTAAAGCTAAAAATAAAGATGGTACAACGTCTTTAAGAGTAGGGCTTACTGAGATAGAAGGAGACACTCTCCCAACCATTCCGGTACTCGTTACTAATAACGACCCTTACTGTTGTGCAATCGCAGGCGAAACTATTAGCGCCATTAAAGCAATAGTTCAAAGTGTAGGTAATGTTTTATTAGCAGAGCCAGACACTTATAGCAACGCTACTGTATTAGGCATAAGCATAACTTCTGCTACTGCAAGTAGTGAGATTAAATATAAAAAAGCAGGTGAGTTATATGACACTAGTCTCAACTTCCCTTTAAATGATCCATTGTACTTAGGTGCAGAGGGATTGATAACAAATGTAGCACCAGTCTCAGGGTTTAGGACTCGCGTAGGACACTCTCTAGGGGTAGGTGGAATGATGATACAAATAGAAGAACCAATAGAACTATAAGGGGCATATAATGGCAAACGATGGAAAGTTTTTAAACTTAGAAAATGGTAAAAAGAAATTAGACAGCGCAATTGAAACTTCAGCGGGTGCTGCTGACGGTAACAAAGTAGCAATGACAGACTCAACAGGTCGTTTTGATACTTCATTAATGCCAGTAGGTATTGGTGCCGACACTCAAGATATTATCTCTTTTGAGGATCTTGTTGCAGGTGATTTCGTTAATATCTTTGATGATGGTGG